TAAAAAATTAATTTGGGATAATATATGGAATACAAAATAAAAGATTTAAAAAGAATAGTAGATGTGAAGCCCGAAACAGAAGGGTTAATTTATGAATGTATAATTTGCAATGAACCAACCTTAAAAGAAAGATTCCACATAACAAACAACCGTGATGACACAGATGATGTAGAATCAACAGGAGAATATGGGTGTGAGAGTTGCGGAGCAGAATTTATAGAGGATAATGAAGTAATTAAACTAACAGGATATAGGGGCGATTAATGACCTTGCGCCCGAGGTTATGGGCTTTCGCCCCTAATAAATATATGGATAAAACAACATTTTTTAAAGATTATTCAAATTTAATGAAATCTGTTCAAAGGTTATCAAAATCAGAAAGTAATCCGTTTTTTAAAAGTGGTTATGTTCCTTTAAGAGCAGTTTTACAAGAAGCAAAGAGAGTGTGTTTAGAAAATAATTTTATATTTATACAGAAACCAGAAACTAGATTTAGAGAAAACACAACGGTTCCTGTTCAAAATACATTAATAACGGAATTAATACATAAAGACGGAGAAAAAATAACTGGTGAAATTGAAATAATATCAAAAGACCCAACAGACCCCCAAAAAGTAGGAGCAGGATTAACATATATGAGAAGATATAGCTTAACAACAATGTTTGGAATAGAAGATGAAGATGATGATGGAAACACAGCAAGCAAAGCCAAGAGGGTTATCAAGAAAAAGGTTGTAGACACAAACCCTATACCACCAGCAGAAAGAACTATAGACAACACGCTACCATTTGAAAACGAACCCAGATATGTAAAACCAAAATCAAATCAAAAAGTAGAAGGACAACCATGTCCTGATTGTGAACAAGGAAAGATTATAAAAAATCCTAAAACTGGAAAGCTATTTTGTTCGGCCAAATGTTGGACAAGATAGTTTGCAATTAATTGTTGGTTATGCTATAATGTAAGTATATGAAAAATACAAAAAACATTATAGGTCAAAAATTCAACAAACTAACAGTAATTAAAAATTTGTCAGACGAGATTTATAAGGATAGACGAAGATTTAAAGTTTTATGTAAATGTGATTGTGGAAATGAAAAAGAATTTTTTAAAGAAAGTATTACAAATGGACATACAAAATCTTGTGGTTGTTTGTTATCAAAATCAACAAAAGAGAGAATGTATAAACACGGATTAAGTAAATCTTCTTTTTATAAATGTTGGTATCATATAATTCAAAGATGTAATAAAAAAAATACAAAATATTATGATAGATATGGTGGTCGTGGAATTAAAATTTGTAAAGAATGGTTGAAGTTTGAGAATTTTCGTGATGATATGTATAAAAGTTATTTAGAACATAAAAAAAATAATAAACAAACTACTATTGAAAGGATTAATAATGATGGTAATTATTGTAAAGAAAATTGTAGATGGGTTACTAGAAAAGAACAATCTAATAATAGACAAAATAATGTTTTTATTACACATAATGGATTGACGATGAATGTAGCACAGTGGTCTGAAAAATTAGACATAAATAGAAATACTATTTATGGAAGAATTAGGAGGGGGCAAGATAAAAAATGTTGGCTAAAATAAATAATCTCCTATTAAGGGTGCACTTTAATAGGGTTTATATAGGGATTAATGTGTGGAAGATTTGACTTTTGGTTTGGTCTCCGCTCGGCTTCTTGTCAAATCTTCTGCCTTCCCACTAAATTATGCAACATAGAATATTTGATTTTAAATATGACAAAAAAAAGAACACCACAACAAGAAAAAGAATTTGTTCGTAAAAAAGCGGTTAAACTTGCTAAAGAAATTTCTAAAAAGAGAGACAAATATAAGTGTCGTTATTGTGGTATTGGAAAGCCTCGAAGAATGGTTCACTCTCATCATATTTTTCACGAAGGACTTTTTAAAGCAATGAGTGCTGATCCAGACAATCTTATAACATTGTGTGCTTCTCATCATCAGGGTGGACAATGGATGAGGTCAAATGATAAATTTAACTTTCACAACAGCCCAAGAGAATCAACAGAATGGTTAATGGAGACATACCCACAACTTTATAAAAAACTTAAAAAACGTTCTCTTAAAATAAGACCTTTAAGTATTATTTATTGGGAAAGGAAAATTGAGAAACTTAAATTAGAAAATACATGACAGAAGTAAATAAATATCTTCTCAAAATCACAGGTTCAGCAGAACTTGAACAAGAACTTAACGCCAAAAAGGATGTTTTTTTAAACATGCCAATAGCAATATATTCTTGCGAGTATTCAGACCAACAAGATGGAACAGTAAATATAATTTATAAATCTAAGGTATGTGGAGCAATAGAAGCCCGTCAAGGAGATGTTAAAATAAAAGGAAAAGACCCATCAAAAATGAGCCAAAAAATGAGAAGCAGAATACGCTGGTTTGGAGAAGGATTTGTAGTAGCAGATACTGAAGGATATTACGAAGCAATGATAAAAGAACTAATGAAAGACAAATATATTGAAGAAGCTCACGCAAAAATTAACTTGGAGAAATATCGTTAATATGCTAACAGAAAAACAACAAATCAAATTATCAAATGAACTTATGTGGTTAATGGATAACCCAAATCTAACAGATAGAGATTATCGTTGGCTTTTATATTTTTTTAAATTAATTAACCAACATGATTATGAAAACCATAAAACTTCTTAAAAAACACATTATAATAGAACCACATGAAATAGGATTATTAAAAAATCTCCTAGATTACGCATACCATAGATTAAAAAAACACCACAACTCTGGTATAAAAGGATTTATAAAACTAGAAGATATAGAAAAATTAAGAAATCAATTAACCACTAAATAAGTATATGAAATCTAATTTCAAAAAATTTACAGGTAAACATGATAAAAGTGGTAAAAAGGGTGGATTATCTGTTTGTAAAGCGGTTATTAATATATTAGAGAAAAACTTCCCTGATTATGATATGATTGATGTCTATTTAGACAAAGACAATCAGTTAATAAAATTAGTTAAAGGTACAACTTATAAAATAACTAAAAATAGACGTTATCCAAAACTTAGGTCTTTTTCTGGTAGGGTATTAATAACAAATGGACTAATACGTGGGCATTATACCTACATAGGTGATGGTATATTTTCAAAACAATTAAACACTAAATAAGTATATGAAAATAGTAGAAATATCAAAAATAATAATAGATGTTGTACCTAAATGGGATTATTTTAAATGGTTTTCTTATTTATTGTTAAGTGGAATTTTGATTGGTGCAGGTGTTATGTTATTAATTTTAACTTAACTAACAAAAAACTAACTAATTAAGAGTAAATAAGTATATGAAAATACACAAAATACAATTAAAAATTTTAGAATTAGCAGAAAAACAGACCTTAAAAGGTTTGACATTAAGGAAAATAGGAGAATTAATTAATGAACCTAATAGTCCTCAAAAAATTAAACATCATATTCAACAATTAGAAATTAAGGGATTACTGGTTGGTGGAAATTTAATAAAATTAAATAGTAATTTAATTAGCTTGCCTATCATAAAACCAGATAAAGTAAAAGAATATGTATATCTAAATTTAATTAAATAATATGAAACTATCAATTTTAGAATGTTATATTTGTGGCTATCTATATGGATATTGGATAGGTGGATATTTTTATAATTATTTTCAAAACAATTAAACACTAAATAAGTATATGAATAACAAAATCCATTGTGCAGATTGTTTGGAAGAAATGAAGAAAATGGAAGAGAATAGTATTGATTCTATTGTAACAGACCCACCTTATGGACTTAGCTTTATGGGTAAGAAGTGGGATTATGATGTGCCGAGTGTTGAGATATGGAAAGAGTGTTTAAGGGTACTGAAGCCAGGTGGTTATTTACTATCCTTTGCAGGAACAAGGACACAGCACAGAATGGCAGTAAACATTGAAGACGCTGGGTTTGAGATTAGGGATATGATAGCTTGGGTGTATTCAAGTGGGTTTCCAAAATCTCACGCAATTGGAAAAGCAATCGACAAGTTACAGGGAAATGAGAGAGAAGTTTTGGGATTAAAACAATACGCTGGACCAAGTGGAAATAATAGAAATTTTGGAGTTGGAAATGATGACGAAAGTGACACAAAAAGAATAGATACCAAAGGCAACTCACCATACGAAGGCTGGGGAACAGCACTAAAACCAGCACTTGAACCTATAACAGTAGCAAGGAAACCATTTAAGGGGTCGGTGGCTAATAATGTATTGAAGTGGGGTACTGGTGGGATTAATATTGAGAAATCTCGTGTCCCTACACAAGATGACGAAGTTCGGAAGCAGAAAATCCTTGCTGGCGAAGTTGTTTGTAACGCTTTCTGCGATAAGCACAAATCTTATCCAAGTTCTCTTTCCGATATACTTTCTTTCTCTCTTTCACAACTTCACGATTTTTATCAACATATTTTTTCTGAGCTTGGTTCATATAACATTTCCTACACAAACCTTTTGCATAATTTAGGAGAGATTGATTACAAGAACTGCAAACAATTACTGGACGTTCCTTATGATTGTGGTCGCTTTGAAGAGCGTGTAAATGAGTATGTTCGTGGCAATCAACAATTTCAAGGTTCTCAATCTGATTGTCCCACTTTATCCCGTTTATATGGTGAATTTGTTCGCTGTCAAGAAGATGTCTCCCCAAATATTTTTCCATTAAATAGCGATGTTCAGGTTGATATACTCCGTTTCCTAAATTCTTTAAAAAATAACCAGCAGAATGATAATAACCTTCACCTCGTTTTCGTTTTGGTTTTGTGTGCATATAGTTTGTTAGTTAATAATAATCTACATAATCATTATACCACCTGTAAAAATAAAAGTAAAGGCAGATTTCCTGCAAATTTCTGCCATGATGGTAGTGATGAGGTTGTGGATTGTTTCCCAGAAAATAGTCAAAGATTTTTTTATGTGCCAAAGGCAAGTAAGAAGGATAGGAATGAGGGGTGTGAGGGGTTGGAGAATAGACTCGGTGGTAGCTTAGAAGGAGGCAACGATAAAAGGAATGGAAAGGATAGTCCACAATTAAAGTTAACAAAAAACAACCACCCAACAGTAAAACCCACAAAACTAATGCAGTATCTTGTAAGATTAGTAACACCTAAAGACGGTATCTGCTTAGACCCATTTATGGGTAGTGGTAGCACAGGCAAGGCTTGTGTGGCAGAGGGATTTGATTTTATAGGCATTGAATTAGATGAGCAATACTGCGAGATAGCCAAAGCAAGAATTAAGCACGCTGAAAAATTAAAAGAAAGTAAATTAAATATATAAATTTAACCCTAAGAATAAATAATAACTATTAACTAACCCCCTCCTATGGAAGAAATAATCGCTATCATCACTTGGGCTGGTTTTACTGCCTTTATCTTTGCAGGTTTATGTTTTATATATCCAATGGCTGGAATAGCTTTTGTAGCCATATCTGTTATATTTTCATCATTAATAATAAGTAAAATATTATGAAAGAAATCATTATAATTATATCTTGTTTATTGGTTCTTGAAATATGTGCTTTAGCATATATAGTTTATAGAACAGATTTAATTGCACAAGAATATCAAGGTTTAGATAATCGTATTAATCAATTAGAAATAACAGTATTTCCTAGTTATTATGGAAATGAAATAATCAAATGAAAAAATCACTAGAACCAATGCCCCCTTTTATAGAAAAGTGGGTAAAAGAAAACAAACAATTTCTGTTTAGACAACCAAAAATACCCAGCAGATTAACTTGGTGGGCTATTGGTTTTATAATGGCTTTAGGATTAGCTTTATGGTTTTTTATAGTTAACAACAGGTATTTATACAACAACAACCATGTAATCCAAAAAGAACACACAGCTTGGTGGTGTTCACATGGAATGTATTTAGAATGACATACGAACCAACAGAATTTCAGAAAAAGAGATTAATACAATGTTCTAATTGTGGTGGTTGGGTTAGAAAAGGACAGCTTTGTACTCGTAGAGGTTGTAATGGTTTTCTTGGAGAAGTACAAATAAAAAAAAGATTAACACTAGAACAAGCAAAAGAAAGAACAAAAGAAATAAAAAAATTTAGAAAAATGGGATGGACATTTCAAAAAATAGCAGATTATTATGGATATACTTCTAGAGAATCACCAGCTGGTTTAATGAGAAAGTTTGGCAATTAGCTTGACAATTTTTTTATAGTATGCTAAGATTACTATATGAGATTAGAAAACAAAAATCAGCCTACAAATGCAGGGTTATGATAACCTGTATTTGTAGGCTGTTTTTTAATGGCTCGGCAGAGAACCACAACTGCTCAAAGTGTGAAAAGGAAGAAATCCTTAGCTAAGGAAATGCCTTTATAAAGAGGTAATAAATAAAAAACAGATAACAGTTAGTCCAATTCCGCACAAAAGACCATTATTAAATGATTGTCTTTTGATATCATAAACAGTAGGAATTTTATCACATCTCCATTTTGTTGGATACTTTAGATAGTTAGACATATTTTTGTTTTAGTTTATTAGCTACTTATACCTTAATTATAGCACAATGACATATTTTGTCAATGTGCATAACTATATGAAAAAACAAGAAAAAGTAACACAAGTATATGAAACATCAGAAAACCTATATTTGGTTACAAGCATCGGAAGAGTGTTTGTTAAACCACAAAGAGGTATCTGGTATAGATTAAAGCTCCCAACAGAAAGAGCTAAGATATTAAAATAATATGGCAGGACAACCCCCAAAGTTCAAGAGTGTAGAAGAACTTGAATTTTACATTGAAGCTTATTTTAATGAATGTAAAAATGAGAGCAGACCACTAACACTATCTGGATTAGCTTTAGCACTTGATTGTAGCAGAATGACTATTTATAATTATAGTAAAAAGGACAAATTCTTTGACACTATAAAAAAAGCAAGACTAATGTGTGAAAATTTTGCAGAAGAATATCTATTTACAGGAAAAAACATAGCTGGAGCAATATTTAATTTAAAAAATAATTATGATTGGAAAGATAAATCAGAAACAGATATAACAAGTAAGGGAGATAAAATAACACCTATATTCAATGGAAAATCTGTTTCACAACACAAGAGCAACAGAGAAGATATTCAGTCTGAACAAGAGAATTAGGGCTGTTGCTGGTGGTACAGCTGCCTCAAAGACCATCAGCATTCTAGTATGGTTGATTGATTATGGGCAAAGCACAAAGAATGAAGTAATGACAGTAGTGGCAGAAAGTGTACCACATCTAAAACTGGGAGCAGTTAGAGATTTTAAAAATATAATGGTTAGTCAAGGATATTGGGATGATAATGTCTGGAATGCAAGTAACTTCACATATACTTTCCCAAATAAGAGTATATTAGAGTTTATTAGTTTTGACAAGTTTGGTAAAGCACATGGTCCAAGAAGAGATATTTTATTCTTAAACGAAGCAAATAATTTACCTTATAACATAGCAGATCAGCTTATCACAAGAACCAAGAAGATTATATGGATGGACTGGAACCCTACAATAGAATTCTGGTTTTATACAGAAATGTTAGGAAAGAGAGAAGATATAGATTTTATTACTCTTAATTATCTTGATTGTGTAGATCCAAAAACAGGTAAAAGCGTATTAGAAGAAGAAACAGTGAGAGAAATAGAAAGTCATAAACATAACAAAAACTGGTGGCAAGTATATGGTTTAGGACAATTAGGGGAGATAGAAGAGCTTATATTTAGAGGTTGGAAACTAATAGATGAAGTACCACATGAAGCAAGATTAGAAAAAAGATGGCTAGATTTCGGCTATACTAACGACCCTAGTGCAATAGGAGATATATATTATTATAATGGTGGATGGATATTAGATGAACAGTTATATAGAAAAGGAATGAGTAATAAACAACTAGCTGATTTCCTAAATGCTTTAGAAAAACCACAAACAACTATTGTAGCAGATAGCGCAGAACCTAAGAGTATAGATGAGTTAAGAGCTTATGGATTAAATGTAGTAGCTAGTAAAAAGGGTAAAGATAGCATAAAAAGCGGTATTCAGCTTATACAAGACCAGCCAATTAGTGTAACAAGGAGAAGCTTTAACATATTAAAAGAACAAAGAAATTACATGTGGTTAGTAGATAAGAATGGAAAAGTATTAAATGAACCAGACCCTAGCTGCGCAGACCATCACATGGATGGAATAAGATATGCTTTATCAACATTAGGAAGATTAAAACAAGAATTAAGTTATTGGGATAGGATATTTGAAGAAGAATTAAACCCACAATCATATAAAAAAAAGTTTAATAAAGGTAAATAAATATGCCTCAAAGAGTAAATAAAACATCTTTTCAGTTTGGACATACTCCAAGGAGATGAGATATTATCTGTTCATCATATTGATTATAATAAATTAAATTGTGATCCAAATAATCTTATTACACTTTGTAAAAGTTGTCATTGTAAAACTAATTTTAATAGGGATTATTGGAAAGATTTTTTATGTTCGTAGTTGGTGGTTTACGAAGAAGTGGCACTTCAATGCTAATGTATGCTTTAAAACAAGCAGGTTTAGAGATAGCTGGACATGAGTTTATGGTAGATGATTTAAAACACAAAACAGACAAAGTGTCAAGAGAATTAAACGAAAAAAGAAGAATAACAATAGAAGCTAACCCTAATGGATACTGGGAATTGCCGTATATAACTACATCCACTGGATTAGAAGAACCCTTAGAAGGTGATGTGGTTAAAGTAATGTTTGAAGCATTATCGTGTTCAGACCCAGAATTAATAGATAAAATCCTTGTAATATTCAGAAATCCAAGAAAAAACCTATATTCAATGATGAACAATAATCAAGTAGATTATGTACACATATTTATTCTTAAGCAAATAGTAGACATAATAGACACATTAGAATATTTACAAGGTAAACCACATAAAATAGTTCTATATGAGAATATATTGAAACGTCCTAATATAGAAATGACAATGATATGTGATTTTCTAGGTAAAGGAGACTGGAAAAAAGGAGCAAATGCAATAGATAAAAAGCTAGACAGGTCAAAAGAGTCAAAAAACTATCAATATATGGATATATGGGAAAAGATATACGAACACATTAAAAGAAGTGAAATAGATAAAGTAATTAAAATGAAGCCATTAATTAAAAATATAAATATTATTAAATAAATCGTTTATGGAAAACTTTGATTATACAATTAATCCACAAGAAGTAATAAATTTAAGAGCAATGAATGCTCCACCCCCACCAAGAGAGCCAAAAATAGATAAACTGGTGTCTGAAAAAGTAGGAAAAGATATAAAGGTCACTGATTCTAAACTAATTAAGCTAGTAACTAAATGGAAACAAGAAGAAAATAAAGGAGATGAGAGTAAAATCAATTCTAATTATCTTGAAGACCCCGAAAAGGTTAAGGAGTTAAAGGAGGTGTTTGTATGAAAAATATTTTAAAATTAAACGATATAATAAAAGAAAGATTTTTTATTGATGAATTACGTGGAATAAAAAGTGATTTGGAAGAAATTATAATTAGTGCTGCTAATATTGATAACATTTTTAGAACATTAAACAGATTAAGAATTAAAGAAATAAAAATTGATTTTGAAACGATGTTTTTAATAGCTCAATTTGTATTAGCAAATATTCCTTATGAGATGATATGTGAAAAAGATGGAGAAATAGAACATGATTATAATAAAAAAAATGTTAAACTTGCATTAGAACTTATACAAAAATGTAAATTAAGTAAATATTTTGGTATTAAATTAATATTAATAAATTAAAAAATCGTTTATGACTATTAAAAAAATTATTAAAAAAGAACAAGACAAAATAACCGCTATGCTTATTGGTGGAAAAGTATCAGTAAAGGGTTTAAACAGGGCTTTAGATGATATAGATGATGATATTAAAAATCTTGATATTGATAAGGTTGATAAAGAAATAGAAGAAAAAAGAAATTTATTGGGTGGTCAAGACAAGAAAAAAGTCGGAAAACTTAGTGATGAAATATTAGAATTAAATGCAAAAAAAGATAAATATAAAGAATATCTAGACCTTTTAGATAATAAAGAAAAAACTGAAGATGCTTTAGAAAAAAACGCTTTATTCTGGAATGATTTGAATAATTGTGAAAATGAAGTAACTAATTTAATTGAAAAATATGTATAAAGTAAAACTAGAAACAAGTGGTAAAACATACACAAAAAGTGCTGAAACTATTGATGATGCATTAAATGCTATGGGTTTGGATTGGCATGATATTAAGGGAAAAGGAACAATTAAAGTTTCTCAAGGTGATAAATCTACTGAAAAGACATTTAATGCTGTGTTATTAAGAAGAATATTTGGTAGTAAAGAAGCTAGATGGTGGTGGTCTGGTAATTTAAAATTTCTTTTGGGTTAATTAATATATAAAAAATCGCTTTATAGTTTGATAATTCCTTATAAGGTTACTAAGTTTTCAAAGCGATTTCTTAGTTTCCTTATAGGGTATTACTAGATTAGTAATACCCTATTTAATTTTATGTCTAAAAAAACTATTGCAAACATATATGATCTTGTAGAGATTGGACAAACAGAATATGAAAATCCAACAGGAATTAAGTTAGAAGAAGGTTGGAGTTGGAGTATGAAAGCTCACTTAGCTCGTTCATATTTGTATCTTAACTCCCAATTTGAAGAAAGTAATGAAGATAGAGAGTTGAGACCAAATAAAAACATTGTATTGCCAATAATGAATATTCAGTACAGAACAGAGGGCTTTGATGTAAAAGATATCAATCTTTATATAGATAATTCAGATGAATATTACAAATCTCTTTTAATCAATAAATATCACAACAAGTGGGCTTTAGAGAACCATATTGATACATTTATTGATGATTTAACTGTATCTTATTGTAGTTATGGTGGTGTATTGATTAAGAAAACAGAAGAAGCTAAGCCAGAAGTAATTGATTTAAGAACATTAGCTTTTTGCAACCAAACAGATATATTGGCTTATCCTTTTGCTATCGAATATGAATTTAGTCAAGCAGAACTTAGAAAAGAGAATCCTAAGTGGGGAAACCCTAATTATGGAGCAAATATCAGCATTGAAGAACTGATTGTTTTAGCCAAAAAAGAAGAGGATAAAACAATTAAGGTTTATGAAGTACATGGTTTATTGCCAAAAAGTTGGTTAATGGATTCTGATGTTGATGAATATGATGAAGAAGAAGAGGATATTAATCAGATTCACATAGTTAGCTTTTATAAGAAAGAAGACCAAAGCAGACAAGGTGTAACACTATTTAAACACAAAGAACCTAAATTACCATTTAAAATGCTTAAAAGAGATAAAATAGAAGGCAGAGCATTAGGTAGAGGTGGTATAGAAGAGTTATTTGAACCACAACAATGGACAAATCAAAATGAAATCTTTATCACAGAAATGTTAGATTCATCATCTAAAACACTATTTTCATCAGATGATCCTTCATTTAAGAGTAAAAACAATCTAACAAATGTCGATAACAACGAAGTTCTTAAGCTCCAAGAAGGTAAAACAATACAACAACTTGACACATATCCTCGTAATTTAGCTGTATTTAATGATTCTATTGAGAGGTGGTTTCAACACGCACAGTTATTAGGTGGTGGACCAGACCCATTATTGGGCGAAACTCCGACATCAGGAACTCCATTTAAGCTATATGAGGCGCAACAAATAGAGGGCAAGGGTATTCATAAATATAGACAAGGACAATTAGCAGTGTTTATGGATGAGATTTATAGAGATTGGATATTACCACATTTAGCCAAAGAGATAACAAAAGAACAAGTGTTTATGTCTGAATTATCTGCTGATGAGATGCAAGAAGTAGTAGATAAGGTTGTTGTTAAGAAAACAAATGATTTTAAAAAGAGAATGATATTAGGATTACAAGAAGTAAATGAAGAATTGGTTGAAGATTACAAAATACAAGTAAAAGAAGATTTTATAAAGAAAGGAAATAATCGATTTTTTAAGATTTTAAAAGACGAAATGAAAAACGCACCTTTATCAGTGAAAACCAATATTGCAGGAAAACAAAAGAACCTAGCTCTACTCACAGATAAGCTAGTAAATGTATTACGTCAATATATAGCAACACCACAAATCAGACAAGACCCAGAAATGAATAAGTTATTAAATACCATTTTAGAAGCAAGTGGCTTATCATCAATTACATTTAGTCCAACGCCAACGCCAATACAAGCACCAATGCAACCAAGTACTGCTACCCAACCCTTACAACAATTAGGACAAACCCAACAACCACAACCATGAATAAAGGATATAAACTTTCAGAAAAAACTAAAAAGAAAATGAGCTTAAGTCGTAAAGGCAAACCGAGTAATGTTTTAGGAAAGCACTGGAAATTATCAGATGAAGCAAAAAAAAATATTAGTAAAGGACATAAGGGTATAAATACTTGGATGAAGGGAAAAAAGTTTAGTAAAGAAACTTGTGAAAAAATAAGTGAAAGACAAAGAGGTAAACCTTCTGGTATGTTAGGAAAAAAGCATTCTAATAAAACTAAAGAGAAAATGAGTGAAAGTCATAGGGGTAAAAAAGCATATAATTGGAAAGGTGGATATGAAAATACATTAATGTTAAATAGAAAAAGACGAGTGCTAAAAATGGGAAATGGTGGTTCACATACATTAAAAGAATGGGAAGATTTAAAGAAAAAATATAATTATATGTGCTTTTGTTGTAAGAAATTTGAACCAGAAATTAAATTAACAGAGGACCATATAATTCCTTTGTCTAGAGGCGGGTCTGATAATATAGAAAATATACAACCATTATGTAGAAGCTGTAATAGTAAGAAATTTAATAAAATTTATGCCTAATAAACTTTTAGAAGAAAAACTACAAGCTCTAGCAGAAAATGAATT